TATCTTTATGTCTTTTTAATTCATTACCTTTTTTATAAATTCTTAAATAAGAATATGTCTCTACTAATTTTAATTTAGTATGTTTTTCCATTATGGGTCTTAATAAATTTAAAAGATTTTCCATAGCTATATCTGCATAATGAGTATAATAAGCGTCAGGTACTTGTGGATCATGGTGTAACCCATAATCATCGTTATATTTAGATATGTAATTTGTTTGACTTAATATATCAAAAACTTTTTTCTTAAGATTGACATATGTGTATAAAAAATAACATAATTCTTGTGAGATTGCATTTCTAACTATTTTATAATTGTTTTTTTTAAAAGACATTATTTCAAAACACTTTTTGGTATAGCTTGGCAATTAAAATGTATAAATCTAAAAGGTTCATAACCATTATCTACACTAAATAAATGTGGTAGATGAGATGGAAAAAACATAATTCTTCCTGGTCTTGGTTCATAATTAATTTGACTTGTAGAATATGTAACTAAAGTTTTATCTTTCTCTGGCAATAAATTCATCATGTTTCCTGATCTTGGATCATCAAAATAAGGTCTAGAAGTTTTTTCACTACCTTTTAAAAAATAAAAACCTGATATATGTCCATTCCAATGTGTATGTAACATATGATGACCACCTCCGCTTTCAGCAAATTCTTGAACCCAAGCTTCTGTTATAAATACTTGATAATTTGTTAAATCAAATCCCATTTCTAATAATAAATTATTAGACGTTGCACCTATATAATTAAATAATTTTTCAAACTTTTTATCACTTATTAAAGAATTAGAATGATATACAAAACCCATATCTTTTTTATTACCAAATTTTTTATTTCTATTATCAATTTCTTTTTTCATTCTTTTTTTAGCATCTTTAATATGTGGGTCAGATGCTTTATTTAATTCATCAACAAATTCTGGGCAATCTTCATGCCATATGGGTGTAGGAAATAAATCATTTCTTTTTAATGTTTTAGGATATTCTTTCTTCATTTGTATGGTTCTCCTGTACTCCAAATAACTAAACTATACCTTGTTCCTTTTATAACAGGTGTTACTCTATGCCATAAAAAAGATGGAAAAACAACTAAAGAACCTTTTTTTCTAACTTCTTTACAAATTCTATATATTTTTTTTAAAGGTTTTTTTGCATTATTATCTTGTAAAGCAAATTCTAAATCTCCTCCTTCAAAATCGTTTTCATCACTTAAACATACTGTTACAGATAATTTTCTTATAGTATTATTTTTATATGGATCAATCCAACAATCATAATGCCAATCATAAAACTGTCCTTTATCATATTTAGTAAATTGCATAGATTCATGACCGGTAATTGATAAATTCCAATTTGATATAATATTTGCTTCTTTTATAGCTGGAAATATATGTCTTTGAATCCACCAATCATTTAAAAATGTAATATTTGAATTTCTGTGTTTTTTTAATTGTTTTATTTCTTTTTGTGTTAAAGGTTTTTTTCTATTACTTAGATTTCCTGTAACTGCCATTTTTTGTTTGTGTTCATTTCCATATTTAATTATTTTATCACAAATATGAATTGGTACTGCATTAGGAATAATACAAAACGAATTTTTATTCAAAAACACTTTTTATTCTTTCTATATAAATATTTTTATTCTACAATAAAACAACCACTCACACTAAAATTTGCAATAACTGAACCATCAGGTTGAGGAACTACTGTATTTGTACCAGGTGTAACAGAAATTGTATAAGCATTAGTTGATGGTACTTTTATAAATACTCTACCATCTGAACCATTTCCTCCTGCACTACATGAAGCATTTGTTGCACCTCCTCCAGCACCTTTGTTAGCAGCCGCACATGTATTATAACCACCGCCTCCGCCAGTTCCACCGCTGCCTCCACTATTAACATTATAACCACCGCCGGCACCGCCGCCAGCAAATGTTGCACCATCTGTGCCATAAAAAGGTTGAGTTGGGCCAAATACAGGAGCTACAGAAGTTCCTGGACCACCTGGTCCTCCGCCTCCTGGACTAGCACCAGAACCACCAGACGAACCTGTTGTGCCACAAGCACCTCCGCCTCCGCCTCCTGATCCAGCATAACAGCCACCGCCAGATGAACCACCATTAGCACCCTCTGGTGGAGAGTAACCACCAATGTTTCCTGTTCCGCCTGTTCCTTGGTGACCTGATCCACCACCAGAACCGCCTGGATTTATACCAAATCCACCACCACTAGCGGCTAGGCAATTAAATGTTGTATCTCCACCTTGACAACCTGATCTTGGAGGAGCTGCTCCACCAGCACCACCAGCACCAATTACTACAGGTAAAGGTTCAGTATATGTAATAGCTTGACAAGTAAAAACTCTCATTCCTCCTGCACCAGCACCACCGTTGGCTGATCCTGTCCAACCATTTCCACCGCCGCCACCGGCTAAAATCATAATTCCTAATTCAGATAATTCTTTTGCGCCAGCTCCTTTACGTTGGCCGAAACCTCCTGCTGATCCTGCTGCAAATGATCCTATAATTGGCATAGTATTAACTTCCTCCTATTATGCAAACTGTGTTTGCGATGCTAAAACTGTAAATGTTGCATCTGCAGTTTTAATAACTGTATATGTATAAACATCAAGAGAGTTAGTGTTTCCACCTGTAGGTGCTGAACCACCTTGCCATTCTGGAGTAACCGAACCACCATCAACTTGTACAGCTGAATTGTAGTATGCAGTTCCACCTTGTTTTACAATGTGGGCTACTGTTAAAGACTCTCCTGTGTCCATAATTGAATTTAATGTGTTTGAACCATCACCTCTAATATTTAATGTCCAGTTTCCTGAAGCATCTGAAGTGTAGTTTAATACTGCTTGAGTTATAACATCATAGTTAACTGTACCAGTTGCAGCTGTTGCTGAGTTTGTAACTTTCTCAGCTGTTTGTTGAATTTTACCTGCACCTAAAACAACTCTTCCAATTCCTTTTGGAGAAATATTTAAATCAATATTAGAATCAGAACCAACAGCATCAATTGCTGGACCTGAACCTGTTGCTTGGTTAGTTACATCAATGTAGTTAACAGCTGAAGCTGTTTTTTGAAATCTTACATATGGATTATTTGAATCATCTTCAATGGCTCCCGCATCATCAATAACAATGTCATTACCATTTGTATCTAAGATACCCGATAATGATGGAGAAATATCATTCGATACTTTTCCAATGTTTGAATCAACAACATCAGTTCCATTAATATATAAAATTTTTGTGCCTTTATCTGTTGCAGAAAAAGTTACACCTGATTGCCCTGAAACTAAAACAGTTACAGTGAAAGCACCTGTTGTATTGTTTTTAATAACATAAACTTTATTTGTAACAGTTGCTGGAACTGTTACAGTTCTGTTTCCTGTTATCGTTCCTGTTAATTCTAATACTGCATTTTTACCATCTGAAGTCGCAGCGTTTGTGAAAGTTAAATCTGTATTACCTGCACCGCCTGCAATTGATACTGCAGCATAACCAGCGATAGCTTGTTGTAAAATAACTAAGTTTGTGTTTGTAATGTCACCCCATAAACCAGCTTTTTCACCGGTAACCATTAGCTCTAGTTTAAGGTCTGTTGAATAACTTGATGCCATAATTTTTAATTCCTTATTTGTTAATTTTTACTAAATTTAAGCGGCAGTGTCAATATTATTCCAAGTGACACTAGTTCCGGTAGAAACCTCAGTATAGCTGACTGTTGTACCTGTGTCAACAATTTGCCAAGACTGAATATTTATATTTCCAAGAGCTATATTTGCCTGTGAACCTGTTGGTAATACTAAAGCGGAAGCTCCTGCAACTATACTATTTAATGTAGTATTGAGCTGTTGTCCAGTAATACTTGCAATAGTTACTGCATCTAATTCTGCTTGCCCTTGAGCTATTTCTAATGCATTTCCTGTAGTTGTAACATTTGCATCAGCTTCAACAACTGATCCTACAGCAACACTTGCAGATAAACCAATACCTACAACTGTAGCGTCTGGACTAGGATCTACTATTCCTTCAGTTGCTGTTAATTCTTGACCTGTTGGAGATGCAATAGTTAAAATATCTACGTCTGTAACTGATATTCCACCCCATTCATAAGTACCCCAAGTTAATTCTCCCCAAGCTTCTTGTTCTCCAGAAGATACTCCTAAACTTTCTCCTGTTACATCAACAGAAGCCCAAATACCTTGAGCACCCCAAACTTCAGTGCCCCAATCATCTCGACCCCAACCTTGTTCATTGTAAGAATCTAATGTCCCTAAATCTACATTTAATTGAATACCTGTTAATGAGAAATTACTAACAAGATCTACTGATACATTTCCTGTATTTAAATTTTGTTGTTCACCTGTAACAGGAACTAATGCCAAACCAAAAGCTTGAACATTTCCTGTATTTAAATTTTGTTGTTCACCAGTTGTAAATACACCTGCACCAGCATTTACAGTTCCAACACCGGCACCTACATCAAGACCTACACCATTAACTAATACGTCTCCCTGTATACCCCAAGCGTTTTCACCCCAGGTTAATCTACCCCAACCAGCATTAATTTCACCAGTTACGGTTTCTTCAGATAAACTTAATGGAATTGAATTTGATGTACCACCAAAAGAAGTTGAACCAAAACTTGAATTACCCCAGGCAATAGGATTCCCACCTATACCCGTAACGGGTACAGTTATATTACCTTGTTCTCCAAAATTACCTTCGCCCCATTCTAACGAGCCCCAAGTACTGGCCATAGGAAGTTACCTCCTACGCGTTACCAATTCTAAGAATCGCTGCTGAAGTTGTGAAAGGTGGGAACTGAATTGTAAATGTTCCTGAAGTTGCTGTTTTGTCCGCACCAAAATCTAATACTGCAACTGCCGCATTGGAAGTTGAAGTATTGTAAATTAATGCACCTCTAGCTGTAATTGTTACACCAGTAAAAGACAAATCATTGAAGTCCACAATCGCAACACCTGATGCAACTGAAGTACTTGGATTTGGTTTTACTAGAGCTCCACCACCTGCTGTATACTGACCAGAAGCCGAAACTTCACCAGTAGTTGTGTATGCTGTAGTAGTAGAGTTCAATGTTGCAGTAGAGACATACAAAGCAAGTTTAAAATTGTCACCACCAGAAAATTGAAAATCATGTTTTCCTTCTAGGACTTCTTTTTTAAAACTGTTTGCAACCGCTTGTGTTATTGCCATTTGTATTACTCCTTAATTATTTTTGTTGTCGAATACGAGGTGAACCATCTTGATATTCATCTCTTCTTCGTCTACCCATTTGCTCAATTGAGAATCCTTGAGCTGCTTCAGCATATTTTTTATCATATAACTGAATCATATCCATTGGACCCTTTAAAAAACTATAAGCCTCAACTAAGCATGCATACAGTAAACCGTTTGGAAACTGTTCACTTAAGTATGTTGTTGTATTACTAGCTGATAATTGAGTAGGTTTCAAGATATAATTTATCTGCATGTTATAATTTTGATCTGGGGTTGGAGCTAATACAATTGTATTTTCATCCCAATATGAGTAGTATTTAGGTACTCCTTGAGCTCCTGACCCATTATACTCAGAGATAAAACTAGTATCTCTATATTCTATAAATTGTCTATCAGAATTGTCTGCTCCACCACTAGCATTAGTGATTTGTGCTGATCTAATAACTAATGTTTCATCATTAATTAATGGGGTATTTACATATCTTTGACCTGCAATAATATCTGCTTGTGCATATTGTCTATTGTTATCTGAATCTATTTCTCTTAAAATTCTAAATTCTGCATCTTGTATAAACCCATCAACGATAGTTGATGTAAACACATTTGAGTCTACTTCACAATAATCTCTAATCTTTGTTACTAATTCCGCGTATGTCATTATGCTTGTAGGTTAACTGGACCAGCCGAGCAACCATTTCCTCCCCCACTTACATTTCCATTTGTAGCTGTACTAGCACTTTGGAAATAAAAATAATTTGTCGTATTAGATATATTACCACTTGAATCTATTTTGCCAACCGTAATTGTAAAACCAGATGCATTTGAAATATCTGAAACATTATCAAATGTTGGAACATTATTAAATCCTGTTGGATTTGTTGCACCCCTAAATCTAACTACAGCTCCAGTAGATCTGTTATGATTTGGTGAATAAACATTTATATAAGTATTGCCTGAATATTTAATTGTTTCAAAAGGATTAGTTTGTAATAAAATTAATACTGGTGGTTCAACTCTATCGGGTCTTGCTTTTGGTAATCCTTGTCCATCAGCCGTGAACCTTCTAGGTTGTAGTTGTGGATGTTTAGACTCGAACTCTGAATAATGGACAAAGGCTCCATTCCATTCAGTAACCATTTCAGAATAAGGAAACTCCATTCCTGATCTATCCGATATCGCTCTTGCAAATTTTCCTTTAGATAAATTAGACATTTGGATAATAAGTTTTTGGAGTTATAAAAGAACTAGATGAAGAACCGTCTTCAGCTAAAGCTCTTTGTAATTCATCTTCGTATAATAATTTTAATTCTTGGATTCTTTGAGGCGCTTTTTTAATTGCCAAATAATAAGCAAGGCCCGCGCACATACAAGGAACGAACCTATAAGGTACATCGGTTGCGTTTGTATAAGCTCCAACATCTTGAATCCTTTTCACATAATAATAGTTAATAAAGTTTCCAGCTTCAGATGAGCCTGGAGTAAGATATAAAGTTATTGTAACCTTGTCTATAAATCTTTGTACAAAATATTGTACAGGTTGTCCTTCAGATGTTTTATTTGATAAAGCTTGATAAGCTGATCTATTAATTTTTGTAAGAGGTGTATCTATAGAAGATGCATTCCGATAAGAGCACTCCAATATATCGTCAACACCGTATACAGCAGTCGCGTCGGATGTGCCATCACCACTCGAACGATACATTGTATAAGTTGCTTGACCATCTACTAAAGTTATTGAGTTATTTGCAACTTCCCAATAATGCAAACCACGGTTTGCCCATTCTTGAAATAAAATGTTTAGAGATCGTCGCGCAGTTTTTATATCATAACCTGCGTTAGGTTGCAACCCAATCCTTTCATAAGCCTCTTCAATAATCTCATCGATTTGAAAATTCTTATCAAAGATATAAGTTCCTGAAGTAGTATTAGCCATTTAGCCTCCTACTTATCTAATAGTACAGTTACAGTTCCTGTTAATGAAGAGATACTAATTCCATCTTCGAATAACACTCCATCTTCTGGAATATTAAACGCAAAGACATCACCTACTGGAGCATCTGCTTGAAAGTAAATATTTGTAGTTCCACCATTAACTAATGTAACAGCTCCTACAGTTGTAGCATTTTCTGCACCAAGAATAATTCCTCTTAGTCTAGTTCTTCCAGCAAATACAACACCAGTTGTATTTCTTCTT